AAACTAAATACTAAGTTTCAAATTTTGACTCCAACAGGTTACCAAGATTTTTTTGGAATCAGAAAAATAAAAAAGGATTGTTACTATAAAATATTATTGAGTAATGGCAAAATAATAAAATGTTCGGACAATCATCCTTTTATATATAAAAATTCAGAACTGCGATCTCACGATATCAAAATCGGATCAAAAATATCGGGAGCAAATGGTGTAGATGTAGTTGTCATAACGATAGAAAAATTCGAAAATCTCATTGATTTATATGATATAGTAAACGTCTCCGGCGGTAATGTTTTTAATGTAGACGGAATTGTTTCACATAATTGTGATTTTAGTACATCTGGTAATCAAGTTGTGAGTGTTGATATTTTAGAGTTTTATAAACAAACTTATATTAAAGATCCAATTGAAAAACGTGGTAATAATCAAGATTTTTGGATATGGGATTATCCCAATTATAGTAAAAATTATATATTGACGGCTGACTGTGCGAGAGGAGATGGAGCAGATTATAGCGCATTTCATATCTTTGACATAGAAACATTGGAACAAGTTGCGGAATATAAAGGACAATTAACTACCAAGGATTATGGAAACTTGTTGGTAAGTGTTGCAACTGAATATAATAATGCGTTATTAGTCGTGGAAAACAATAACGTGGGTTGGGCTACACTTCAACAAATTATAGATAGAGATTATCAGAATACATTTTATAGTGCAGCTGATTTAACTGTTATAGATGTGGAAAAAACATATACTAATAAATTAAATTCGGCGGACAAAAAATTAGTGGCCGGATTTACAACCACTAGTAAAAATAGACCATTAATCATTAGTAAACTAGAAAACTTTTTTAGAGAAAAAGGTGTTATAATCAAGTCTAAAAGACTTTATGAGGAATTGAATGTGTTTATATGGAATGGAGCTAAAGCTGAGGCTATGAAGGGATATAATGATGATTTAGTTATGTCACTAGGCATTGGATTGTGGATTCGTGAAACAGCTTTAAAACTTAGAAACGAACAAATAGCTTATAATAAAGCAATGGTTTCTAAAATATCAAAAGTAACAAGTCAAATAACAGTGCCAAAACAAGTAAGCACTGTACCTGATCATCAAAAGACGATGGAATTTACTGTAAATGACAAAAAAGAAAGTTTAACTTGGTTGTTGTAAATACTTATATACTAGAATAATATGGCAGATAAATCTTTTCAAGAATTACGCAATCGTTCATTATTTGCACGTTTGAAACGTTTGTTTTCAAATGATGTAATTGTTCGTAATATCGGTGGTAAAAAATTAAAAGTAATTGATACTGACGAAATTCAGTATGCTACAGATCGTAATAGTTTAAGAGATCGTTTTAATAGATTACGCACCACTTCATATAATCAATACACAAGAGATTTCAATTTATCATATCAAAGTAGCCGTGTAGAACTATTTCGTGATTATGATACAATGGATATGGATCCAATTCTAGCATCTGCATTGGATATCTATGCAGATGAATGTACAACTAGAAATGAAATGGGTGAAGTAATTCATATTAAATCATCCAACGATGAAATCAAGCAAATTCTACACAATTTGTTTTATGACATTTTAAACATCGAATTCAATCTTTGGAGTTGGACTCGTTGTATGGTCAAATACGGAGATTTTTATTTACGTTTACATATTAGCCCTGAATATGGTGTTTATTTGGTAGAACCATTGAGCACTTATTATGTAACCCGTGTAGAAAACGCACATTTATCAAATAAGAATTTCGTTAAGTTCCAAGTCAACCTTCCATATGGTAATAAACTAGAAGATCTGGAAAATTATCAAATTGCACATTTTCGTTTGTTGAGTGATAGTAACTTTTTGCCATACGGAAAAAGTTCTTTAGAAGGTGCTCGTCGCGTATGGAAACAATTGAGTTTGATGGAAGACGCAATGTTAATTCATCGTATTATGCGTGCTCCTGAAAAACGTATTTTCAAGGTTGACATCGGTAATATTCCTCCAAATGAAGTTGATAACCATATGCAACGCATTATGGATCAAATGAAAAAAGTACCATATTTGGATCAACAAACAGGCGACTACAATTTAAGATTCAATTTGCAGAACATGGTAGAAGACTTTTTCTTGCCAGTTCGTGGTAGTGATAGTGGTACAAGTATCGAAAACTTGTCTGGTCTAGAATGGACAGGTACTGATGATATTGAATATCTTCGTAACAAAATGATGGCAGCGCTTAAGATCCCCAAAGCATTTTTAGGTTACGATGAAAGTCTAAGCGGTAAAGCTACATTGGCAGCTGAAGATATACGTTTTGCTAGAACTGTTCAACGTATTCAACGTATTATTGTAAGTGAGTTAAATAAGATTGCGGTTATTCATTTATATTCACAAGGATATAGAGATGAATCGTTGGTCGATTTTACATTGGAATTGACCAATCCATCTACTATCTTTGAAAAAGAAAAGATCGACGTATATAAAAGCAAAGTCGAACTCTCCAAAGATATGCAAGAACAAAAAGTATTTTCTAAGAAGTGGATCTATGAAAATATTTTTGGTTTATCAGATCAAGATATGATTGAGTTGCAAAAACAACTTATCGATGATGCTAAAGGTACATATAGATTTAAACAAATCGAAGAAGAAGGCAATGATCCAGCATTATCATTCTTAAACAAGGACGATAAAGAAGGAGCCGGTGGTGGGTCAGGTGGTGAACCAGGCGGCGCCGAGCCAGCTGGCGGTGAGCCAGGCGGAGAACCGCCAGGTGGAGGCGAGCCAAAAGGTGGTGAAGCTGGTGGAGAAAAATCAACACCTCCAAAATTAGCAGAACGTGATCAAACTGGTAGAAAAGATGCACGTGATTATCGATTTGGCGAAGATCCATTGGGTACATTAGAAAACAATAGACGTAGTGATTTGTCTGTGACGCACAAGTATAAAAACAAGTCTCCGCTATCACTAGAATCTATTAAAGGATTGACCGATGTACTAAAAACTTTAGATCAAGAAAAAGAAATATTACGAGAGGGAAGTAAAAAATCTTTTATGGATGAACAAAATATAAAAGAATAGTATAATTCCTACATATTTAACCACATTGATTATATTTATAAATAATAATAAATAATATGCACAAGAAAGCAAAACATTCGAAATTCAAGAATGCTGGAATATTGTTTGAACTACTCACTAGACAAATAACAGCCGACATTCTAGCGGGGAGAGATGAATCATTTACCAAAAATCTGATGTTCAAGTATTTTCACGAAAGCAAAGAACTAGGAAAAGAAGTGCAACTTTACAATTTCATCCTACAACAAAAAAGCAAAGATGCTTCTTCCGCTGAACGTCTTTTGAATGTTGTTTTGCAAACACGTTCCAAACTAGATGAACGTGAATTGAACAAGCAAAAGTACAACATAATTAAAGAAATAAAAGAGAAGTATAATATAGACGAATTTTTGAAAAATAAAATTCCAAATTATAAGTTATACGCCTCTATATACAAATTATTTGAAGATCAAGATAAAAGTGAAGTCAAGTTTGATGTATCTGAATTGTTAGAATCAAGAGAATATATTGTTGAGAGCTTAACAAAAGAAAAGAAGTCAGAACAAGAAATGATGGATGTTTATGGAAATCAAAGTGCTGAAGTTAGATTGTTGGCCTATAAATTCTTGATTGAAAACTTCAATACCAAATACAACAATCTTTTGCCAGATCAAAAGAAACTTCTAAAAGAATATATTACTAATGTTTCCAACTCCAGTAAATTTACAAAATACGTCAACGAAGAGTACAAGAGAATAAGTGGAGTATTAAAAGATCAAGTGAAGAATGTTACCTCCGAAGTGGTAAAAATTAAAATAAATGAAGTTATTAGTCAGTTTTCAACAAAATCTTGTGTTGGCGTAATTAAAGAAAATCAATTGACTTCATTGTTAAATGCATACGAATTGATAGAAGAAATTAAAAAGATTGATGTCAAAAATGAAGCAAAATCTTAAACAAAAGATTAAAAAGATTTTAACCAACCTAAAGGTTAAAAATGAAGCTAGTACAACAGGTACCGCACCTGTTGCTTCTGGTCCAGTTGCTGTTGGTGGTGACGCTGCAAGAACTCCATTTGCTTTTTCCAAAAGAGGAGCAAGACCAGATACATACACACAATTGGGATATAAATTAGCTAAGCCAATTAAAAGAAGTCCTAATTATAAGTTGGAAAATCAAATGTATAGTGAACCAGCATATAGTACTCCTGCTCAATCAATTGAATTAGGTGATACATATACAGATGAAAATGGATTGGTTCAACACAATGATCCAAATTTAGATCCAAATTTGATTGGTTATAAACAAGGAAGTTTACCATTTACTGAAGGTTTTAATGGTTTAAAATACGAACAACAAGGTCAGAAAGCTTCTGTTCCACAACCACCACCTGTTCAACCTCCAACTCAAGAACCAAAACAGTCCGAACCTTCACCATCTGTAGATTTAAAAACATATGATGTATTGCCTGATTTTACAGCATTTGATACCAAATTAAAAGGTTCAACTGAGGCATTAAAGAACAATCTACAAAAAACAATCCAAGACAAAATTTTAGGTAAGAAAATCGTAGTTAGAGCCAGTAAAGGATATAAACAACCTGAGACAGATTATACTATAAATGTAACTGGTGTTGCTATTGATTATTACTACGACAGATATGTTATTATAATAATTGGTCGTGAAGAAAATAAACAAAAAGTAGCTAAATTTTTCATCAAGCCAGGATTTAAACTTAAAATTTTAGGTAATGCTGATAATTTGAAACCAAAAGATCAATATCAAGTTGCTAAATCAAAAGCATTGGTTGACCCTCAAAGTCAACAAAATGTTGTTCCACAAAACACAATAACCGCAGATAAGCAAGACGCAACTGTTGCAAATCAACCAGATCAATCAAAACAACCAGGAACAACACAACCTAAAGCTTAACACATATATGAAACAAGTATTGATAGACATATTACCATTTGAATTTAAAAAGACATCTTTAAA